GCTATCCTTATGTTAAGCTAAAGAGGGCAAGTTTCCCTGCCCCCTTATTTAATTTAAGCTAGTAAGTCTCTGTCAACTTCATTAGCAGTCCGTGGACTGAGTTCTGAAACGTCCATCAACAAGCAGAAAACACGTATTTTTCCTGCACTAAAAGTTGCACCGTCACCTGCAAAGGTTAAGTCCATTGTGTCTGCAGCAGCAGTAACAAGAACACCTGCTTGAGCTACTGTTGGTGCATAAGCTGCATCAGCAGCACCATCAATATCAAATGCAGTAACGTACTCATTAGGGTCAACCGCTGTACCTAGAGTGGCAGTAGCGTTAGTCCCTGTGTTCATGGTTGCACTTTCTGTAACCTGAAAACCTGCCCACAAAATAACGTGAGAAGCAGGAATAGTAAGTGCTTGAACAATGTCACCAGAGGAACAGTCAATCGCACTTGCAGTGAGGTCAACAGTGTTTTCAATCATGTAAGGTTTACGTGAAGGATTACCAGTTCCAGTAGTGGGTGCTAAGAATGTAGTTAAAGTAGCCATTTTTTAATCCCCCTTACCCTGCGTTGTATTTGGCAGTAACGATAGCTTCAGGACGAAGTATCTTTCTGCCGTATAAATGCATACCACGAACAATGTCTGCAAATGAGTCAGGGTCACGGTATGTTTCGGTTTTGCTGAGTTGTTCAGCCGTTGCAGCAGCAGAGCCATGTCCTGCAACAATAACACCAAAGTTAGTGTTCTGGTTAGCAGTACCTGAAGTACCTGGACCAGTTCCTAGAGCAGGTAGATTGCTTGATACATATACTCTAAATCCTGCTAGGTTGTTAAGAACAAGACCGTTTTGCAACTTTCCTGCCCCACCGTAGTCAGCATTCATTAGTTTAGAGTTTTCATCACCAAGTAGCTCTAAGAATACAGGGTCAATAACTAACCATCTGTCACCAGTATCTACTTGCTGTTGGTTCAATAGTCGTGCCATACGATTGACAACTACCATTGGTGTAGCAGCAGCAGTACCTACAGAAGTAGCACCACCTGTTAGATTTACTACAGGAATAGAGTGGTCTCCTGCAGATGAAGTTGTAATGCTTCCAAAGGAATCTTTACGTAACTTCATTGAAGTTAGAAGTTCATCAGTACCTGCAGTAGCTACAGCAACTGAACCGTTAACAGTAGTATTTACTTCACTACCTACGGCATGTTTAGTAGTCTGCTTGTAGCCTGACATATAGGCTAGAACTTCTTGGTCATAGTTGTCAGCCAAACGATATGCTGCTCTGTCAGTAGCAAGCTGCATGAAGTTTACGTGACTGTGAGCTTCTTCTATGTCGTCCATTTTGAACGCATAGTAGTTAGCTTTGTCAACAACAAGGTTAAAGTCCTCGTCATCTAAGTCTTGGGCAGTAATCTGAGTTCCTCTAGCGTAAGTACTCACTGAAACTTCTGGTTCTTTGATGATCTTAACTGTATCACCCTGTCCTGAAATTTCACCCATGTAGTCTGAGTTAGTAATATCTCCAACAACAGTAGACTTACGAAATGCAAGTTGTACCTGTTTGGAGTAAATGATAGGTGAAAAATTACCGTTTGGTAAATTTCCATACCCTGTTGCGGTTGCAAAAGCCATTTTATTTCTCCTTTAGCTTTGAACAGATGCAAAGTACAATGTATAGTAGGGGCTAATTCAAACAAGGTGCAGTTAAATATGTATGCCTACATTAGTTAATTGGGCTTATTGATATTAGGTTAGTCTAAAATTTATTGATTTTGCGTATTTGTAGTGTACAAGTTGTCCATAGTGGGGTTGTACACTACCACGGATATATATAGTTATATCCATATTTTTTTATTTGTCAACACTTTTATCTAGCGTTTCCAGATATATCGTAAATAAACTTGCCACTACGAATAGATTCCATAATAGTATCTGCATTTTTCTCGTATTCAGCAGAGGACATCTTGTTTACTTGTGATTCTTTTAGGTAAGATTTTGCTTCATCTGTTTGTGGAGTATTCCTACTTCCCTTTGTATTAACAGACTTAGCAGCGTCACCTGTACTTTTTGCCTTTTTATTTGCTATGCCCATATCGGCTTTGTAAAGGTCTATTGCCCTTGCAGCGGAACGTGCATCGTTTTGATTTTCGTATAGTGCGTCTTGTACCCACTTAGGCTGTTCGTCTGCCCAATCATGGAAAGAGTCTTCATCTTTTATCTCATTAAAGTCAGGGTGAAACTGTAGTAGTTGTGTTTCTGCCTTTTCACGTGTGACATTAGATTGCATTTCGTCCAGTGCCTTTACACGTTCCTCTATAGCGGAAGACTGTTCTTTAGCTTTCTTAATAGCTATAGTCTCTACTATTGCAGCTACATCTGGATACTGTTCAGCCCATGCCTCTATGTCTTCCTCCGACTTAGGAAGCTTAATTTCTTTTTTAGTAGTTTCAGAAAGCTGTCTTTTAAGGTCTTCAATTTGAGTCTGAATTTCTTTATCTTTTTCTTGCATGTGTCTACGCAGATCACCATAGCGTTTCTTAAAAGTTTTCTCTTCTCCTGTAACTTCTGCTTCAGGTTCTTTGGCAACTTCTTTAGCTTCTCCATTGTGTTCCGCAATAAGTTGTTCAAGTTCTTCTTCCTCTCGTTTTCTTTTTTCTTCACTAGTTCGTCTACTACCTAATGCCATTTTTTTTGGCGGTTGTTTACTTTCTACTTGTACTTCTTCTACTTGTTCATTCATTTAGTTTTCTCCTCTGTGGGGCAACTGTAGTCCATTTGGAATGGGGAGTTGGTCGCCAATGGGGTGTTGTGTTATGGGTAATCTTTCTTCATTAAACCGCCTTTTGCTCTACCGCCTTGTCCTCTTACTGAATCTTTGTTAGCTTTATAATCAGCTACTCTTTTTTTTCCTGCAGCTTTATCTCTATCTTCTCTTCTTTTTCTAGCTTTATCTCTGGCTTTATCTTTTTCTTTTTTATCTTTAATTTTATCTATAGCATCAGATTCTATTTTATCTTTTTGTCTTTCTTCTCTTGATAAACTTTTATCTGCAAAAGCACCTACTCCCTCTTCTGAATCACGTTTTCTTTTTCTTCTTTGTTCTGGTGTAGTTGTTTTTTTATCTACAAAGGCTTTTGCTTTAGTTTTAGCTGCACGACTAAGTGGTAAAGCATCTATAAGAGAACTTGCTTTGTATCCTAAATCTTGTTTAGCCATACCTGCACGTTCTGAAAAATCTAAACCATAATAAGCATCCCTAGCTTCTTTTTCTGTTTTACCTACAAATCTAGGGTCTCCCATATCTTGAAAGTTTATAATATCTTTATCAATCTGTGCATCTAATGCTTTTCTACGATCTGCTTCTTTTGCTTCCTTACGCTTATCTTTTCTTTCTTGTTCTCTTCTTGCAGCCGTGTCATCCGTAGGATCAACAGGCATAGGTGGTAATACAGGTTGTATAGGCTGTACAGGTTGCACTCCACCACCAAATACTGGACCTGCTTGGTATGGAGTAACACGTGTTAAACCCTCTGTGTCCTGCATTGCTCTACCCATATAGTCCTCTAGGACATTGACTATTGTACCGTCTGCTTTTGTATAGGGTACTCTATTTGGATTGTATCTAGTTGAACCCTGACCTGCACCGTAGCCCATCATTTGTTCAAATTGATTTGGGACAACCGTACCCTGTTGTGCCTCTATAACACCACCCTGTGCTCTTTTTTCCATAACCATCATCCTACCTGATTCGGTCATGTTGTCCATATCGTTCTCATCGTCATCGTCATCCATGCCATCTAGTTCTTCATCGTCATCTTCTATTATTTCAATGTCAGGTATACCAAAGTTATCTGGAAGTGTAGCTTCTTCAGAGTTACCCATCTGACCCATCTCTTCCATAACCTTGAGACCCATCTTGGCTTCCTGTCGTAGTTCCATAAGTTTACTAAGACCAATGTATCATACAACGTCAGCAGGAAATACAAACTCACCCTCACTTAACATTGCAGGTATATCGTCACGTACCTCACTCTTATTAGAACCTGACGGTACATCATTGCCCGATACAGGATCAACTGTGCCACCCTCATCACGGAGACCACCCTCTTCAAACCCATCTATGCCACGACCTCTAAGTATATCTTTTTTTGTTACTATGCCGTCGCCAGTTAGGTCAGGGAAAGAACCACCCTCACTCATAAATGTCATTTCCATTTGATCTTTCATTATAGTACCACCTTTGTTTAATTCGTTGCTACGTTTTTTTGCAGCCTCTATAGCTTTTTTATAGCTATTATGTACACTTGTAGGAATAATTCTATTGTTTATTATGGCTTCTCTTAACTGATCGTCTGTATATCTTTTACCTGCATAAATACTAGGAACATTATAAAATATTTTATTTATCTCAATAGTAGCAGATTTTTCAGATACTCTTTCACCTTCTTTTGTTTTATACACAGTTCTACCTGCTCTAGTTTTTTCTTTTGTAGGTTTTCCAACTAACTCTCGTTTAACATCGCCACCTGTGTCATATCCTGTATAAGCAAAGTCTAGTTTAGCATTTTTTACCAACACTAGAGGACCAATTTGTATTACTTCACTTCCTTCTCTAATAGGAACATGTTTATTTTTTTCACTTCTTACATAAAAACCACCCTGTCTACGAGGATCAAATCCTGCTTGTGTCCATTTAGGGTCATTAAGATATTTTATAGCCTTTTGTCTTATTTTATTTACATCAAGGTCTTTTACGTACCCCTGAATAGTAGCGTAAGGTGTTTTACCCTTTTCACCTGTTCCTATTTTTTCACTAGTTTTTGTAGAAGCTATAAATTTTACAGGTTCTTCTTTACCTGCTGTATAATGTACTGCTTTTGCATAGTGTTTTCCTTTTTCTGCATTTTTAGAAGAACCTGTAACAACCCAAGTATCAAATTTATTATAAGCAGGTATATCTAGTCTACCGTTAAATAAATCACCTTTTTTAAGAGATGACTTATTTACTCCCATAGAAGAGACATTATCTAATATAAAGTATCCATTTTTTCTTTGGTCTTTATTTAAAGAAAAAAC